GTCAAATTACGATGTTATGAACAGATATAGATTTACACGGTTAGTCACAAATTAGTCACAAATAAAGTCTCAAAACCCGCATAAACAAAGGATTCTTGAAGATTTTCATTAAAATTAGATTAAAGAAAATATTTTTGCAGAATCCCTTGTAAAATGCGGAAAAGCCAGTAAAATCAAGGCTTTTCAGACTTCCGTTAGAGTGATTAAGACAGTTTAAAAAAGATAAAAATAGGAACGGTTAGTCACAGTTAGTCACAAATGGGACTTTTATCTTTTCAATCTCCGCCCGGAGTTCTTCTAGGGTTCTGTGACCATACACAGCATTCGTGACATCGTTCCCAAACGAATGACCCAGCATCCTCTTCCGGTCGTTCTCCCGGACGCCATATTTTTCACACAGGGTAGAAAAGGTATGCCGGCAATCGTGCGGCGTGTGTTTCGGGTCGCCGGTTATCCCCAACCGTTCCAGTGTAGGGTAGAACAGGGCGTTTCGGTGTTGTGTCTGGGAATAGATGCAGAGTCTTCCGTTTTGCGTCAGGACCTTGTTCTTTGCAAACTCATATATAGCCGGATGGATTGGAACGATCCTGTCTTTTCCGGCTGCGGTCTTAATACCTCCCTGGAAATATCTCTCTTCAAGATTAGTCGTAAGTTTCAGCACTTCTCCAATTCGCCAGCCGGAGTAGCACATGATCAGAATGAGCTGTACTTCTGGATCATCGGTGTTATTCCAGAGGATTTGCAATTCCTCATCCGAAAAAGGTGTGCCATGTTCCGTATCATCATTTGCGTTAACTTTTACATATAAAGCCTTGTTTTCCGACACAATTTCTGAATAAATGGCATACTTATACATCTGCTTAAAGAGGGTTAATATAATTGCTTTGCTTTGCTTCTTAAGAGTGCATTTGTCTATTACGTTTTGTAAATCGGGGGCTTTTAAATCTTCAAATGTGCGATTGTGCAATGTTTTACAGTTTGAGTAAGCTGTTTTGTATGATTCCATCGAGCTATAAGATGCTTTTGTTCCGCCTGGAAATTTCCATGCGTAGAATTGTTCATATACCTCTGAGAACGTCAATTTGTGCGTTTCCGGGTGTTTTTCCTCTGTGCCCTTAAATGTATTGTAGTCCGACAAGATACGGCCTATAAGGGCATCTGCGTCCGTTGTAGGGGCAATCTCAAGTTCTTTTTCCATGCCTGGCTTGTACGTCCCGGCTTTGTATGCTGTGAGAACAGCGAACCCTTTCAGATAGTCGTCAACGTAGCAGATCGCAGGTGGACGGATCGCTTTTCCTGTTGCGTCCAGCGTTGCCGGTGGGTGAACTGCGTAGCAGTTTCTTCGACCCTTGCCGAGGTAGCGGATAGAGCCGAAGCTATTCGGTAATTTCGGGTACTTCTTTCTTTTTGCCATATTTTTCTCCTTGTATGAAAACAGCCCCTGCCGTTAAGCAGGAGCTAGTCTGGTTTACTCAATCTCGTCAATGTCAAAAGAATATCCAAGGACTTCTCCAACATCTGTGCATTTTCCTTTTAATGTTACTTTATCGCCTTTGGTAAGAGATGCTACCTTTGATTTTTGCTCGTCGTTTTTAATATTGCACTGTACGCCGATGATTTCAAAATCGCCATCTGCTGTGAGGCTGATGTACTTTCCGGAAGCATCAATGTTACTGAGATTTCCAGTGATCTCAAGATATTTACCTTTGTATTTATCAGATGCACCCATTGCGTTACTGTCAAGATCGGACATCATATCGTTAACGGAAACGGCAGTGTACTCGATCGGAGCAGCTTCTTCTTTTGGTTTAGTATCAGCTTCTTTCTTTTCTGAAGAAGCAGTGGTTGCTGTGCTTTTACCTGATTCCGAATCACTTTCACCAGCTACAGCTCCGATGATCGCTCCGACAAGGATTATCAGCACAACCCATTTGAGCTTTCCACCTTTTAATTTCTTCCGACACTGCGGGCAGACTTTAGCATCTGCCGGAATCTCTGTTTTACAATATTTGCATTTCTTTGTTTTCTCTTCGCTCATGCTTTATTTCCCTCCAATGACGTAGTTTTCATATTTTTCTCTTATTTTCGCAAGTTCTCTTTGCCTGATCGGGACGATCGCGCCAGATACCATCGTAAAAAAATGGCTTACTTCGCTTACCTCGTCCATATTAACTATATAGCTCTGGTGGCAGCGCAAAAATCTTCCGTCAAGACTCTTTTCGATATCATTGAGCTTTCCTCGTTCCTTGTGTGATATTCCGCACGTGCAATGGATCATTATGTATTTGTTCTGGCTTTCGATGTATTCAATATGCCGGAATTCAGCTCTGTGAAAGTAGCCCTTGTTCTTGATAGTAAGCGTTTTTTCACGGATATTTTCAAGCGTCTGCTTAACAACTGAATACATTCTTCCATGCTCAGAGCCTTTAATGATGTAATGAACCGGCAGCACATCAAGTGCATCAAATACATATTCTTTGCGTTCTGTCCAAAAAGTGATATTTCCATAGTATCCGATTTTTCTTAATCTTTTGGCAATCTCTATGCCATTTTCTCCGTTAATGGAGACATCAAGAATTATTATGTCATACCATTCACCATCTGAAACATCGTCGATCAAAGGCTTTCCGCTGGTGTAGGTGGCTAATGTATATCCACCATCACCATGCTCTTTTAGATATCGGTCAATGCTATTTTTGAAAATCTCAATCCGTAAATTATCATCGTCACAAATCGCAATTTTCATGTAAATCATTCCCTTGTAAACATTGTTTTCGCCATTTGCAAAAAAAAGTGTTTAAATATGTTATTTTTATTATAGCATCGTTAAATTTAGTTGTAAATAGACGTTTTGAGGTGATTTATGAAATGAAAATAATCAAAAATATACTAATTATAATAGGAGCTGTGCTTTTGCTTAATTACATTGTTTATTTACCAATGTGTGTAGACGATTATATCCGTGAAGAGTCGGAAGTGTATTCTGTCCAAAATGCGTACAGATCTTCTACCCTACATAAGAATAGTGCCCATGAAATAAAGCAGACCATGCCGCCGTTTTTATTCGCCCTGCCACTAAACAGAAAAGACTATATCTTTGATGTTACGAATAATTTCTATGCAATCATAAACATATCGGTGTATATCTGGCAGTTGCCAAGGGCAAACATTAGTGATATAATGGCATGAAACGAACTAATGTTCGGTTCTATTTCCCACGGCCGGACATATACTGTAGTGTAGGTGGTAGTTGTAACAGGGAGGGTTGTTTATGGATTATAAGAAAGAAATTATTGAACTAATAGAAAATATACATAGCGAAAAATTTATGAAATTTTTATACAACATGATTATTTCGTTCAAGAAACAATGGGGGTATTAAGAAAGCAGGGAATTAATCCCTGCCTTTTTTATGAAGAAATTCAATCATGTCGAAAACGCTTTTCTTATCAGATTCGCTTAATTCAATCAGCAACTTAACATGTTCAACGATGCTTGGATTTGACATCATCTTTGGAATAAAATCCGTGTCTGTTTCCAAATTCTCTTCCCATCCCATTAGGTAAGCGGGCGTTGTGCTAAGTGCTTTCGCTAACTTATCTATGTATTCAGCAGGAACTTTATCAATATCACCCTTTTCATATCTAAATATAGTTGATCTCGAAACTCCCAATTTCTCAGCTAACTCATCAGCACTCATATTAAGTTGTTTTCTTCTTTTTTTCATTTGTTCACCAGTTTCCGACATTTTCCACACCTCCTTTCCTTGAAAATATAATACCACAAGTGATGCAAATATGCAACAAAAATAATTGCAAAAATGCGATTTTTAGTATTGACAAATGCGACTGCGAGAGGTAATATATAATCACAAAGTCGCAATAATGCTACTGGAAAGGAGGTAAAACTTGTGATTGTAAATATAGCAAGACTTAAAGGTAAAATTGTTGAGCATGGAAATACGCAAGAAGCTGTTGCAAGCGCAATTGGTATGGACAGAAGTACTTTTTACCGCAAGCTGAAAGACGGCGGCGAGAAATTTACAATCGGTGAAATTCACGGAATTGTAAGCGCAGTTCCTTTAAGCAGGGACGAAGCAATAGACATTTTTTTTACACAGCAGTCGCAATAATGCTACTGGAAAGGAGACGAAAACATGAAATACAGTCCGCTTGGTAGTGGAAAGCTGATATCTCAAACTTTCAATGATGGTTGCTTGAAAACCACTTTTGAAAGAGAGAACGGATTGAAGTCCGAATATGAAATTTATGTAAATTGGACGAATCCGAATCAGTTAGCAGAAGTTTCATTTCAGTTGCCCTTCCACGATTGGCAGACACTTGAAAAGTCTGAGGTTTGGAAAAATCTGGATGAATTTCTGTCGGAAGTTCAAATCGAATATATTCCGAAGTACCACCAAGCCCCACCAATTGTAGTGGAAAAGGTTGCGTATAGAAGTCTGTTAGGTTCTTTAATTGCATTCTTTCGTGATAAATTGATTCGCCAATAGCACGCCCTTTTAAGCACGAATAATGGGTTCCGCTATACACATAAGAAATATTTACGATTGATATGGCAACTCTGGAATGATTGATGATTTCAAAATGAACAATCAGTTCATTATTATCTTTCAACTTGAAACCAATAGGAATAAACTCTATCTTTTTTCGAGATTGAAATAAGTTCCATACAGTTCCAGCAGACCCTATTAACCCAAGCATAAAGGAAACATTTTCAAATGTAATGATTTCTTTAGCTGATTTTAAAATTGAAATGATTTGATCTATTTTAATCACCTCCCCGTACAGGGAGTATAACACGAAACGAGGATTTTTAAAATGAAATTTCCAAGATATGTATATGTGATTACTCATGTAGTCACAGGAAAGAAATATGTAGGAAGTACAAGAAATGTTAAATCCAGATTTGCAGAGCATTTAAATCTTTTAAAATCTGGCAGACATACTGTCGAACTTTTTCAATCTGATTGTGATACTTTTGGTGTCAATTTAACTTGTGAGACGATTGACACAATATCGGATTATAGTGAAAAAGAAAAAGAGCATGAATGGCAGAAAAAACTTGGGACCTTAAATCCGTCAACTGGTTATAACTACAAAGATCAGAAATGGAATAACCACAAAGACTGGGCTTTAAGCCATGGGAAAAGCATTGAAAGAAGAGAAAAATGGAAAGAAATATTAGAAAACAGTTCCGAACCATGTGTTCTGATTTCTGCGTGCATCACAAATTCCTGGCTCGGCAGAAACGGATTTGCAAAAGAATTAGGAATTTCCATAAAAGAGCTGAAAGAAATTGAATCCTATAAAAAAGAACTAACAATCAACCAGCTTAGAAAGATTAGTGAATTATCATCAATTCCTATGGATTATATTTATGTGCCAAATATTTTCTGACCAGGAAGAAAGTAAGAAAGGAGTATGAAATGAGCGAAGTTGATACTTACATCAAAGAAAATGCAGAAGTCCATCAGTTCGCCGCAGAAGTCGCAAGAATTATATCAGGCATTCCACAAATGCCAGAGTTCTCATCAGAGAGTATGAGCGTATCTGATGCAAGTCAGTTGATCGGACTCCCTGCAACATCAATCCGAGCAGGAATTGTATACGGATGGCTGCCGATCGGGACTGCTATCCAGAATAACAAGCCAGCAAAAAGCCTTTCCGGTGGCAGGATCACATACATCATAAGCCCTAGGAAAGTCTATGAAGTAACTGGTCATGTCTGGAAAGGCAAAGCTGCTCTTAATAAGTGAGTGCCCCGGAGGGAGTTGGAGCCTCCACCCCGGAGCTTTGCACCACTAAAACACCTTAGTGGATAGATACATTATAGTTCTCTATCTGCTAATTGTAAAGACAAATAAGAAAAAATAAGGAGAAATTAGCTAGATATGAGTGAAATTAAAAACGAAAATCAGCCAACATGGGCTGACATCGAAGTAGCACTTGCGACTGAAATTGTCGAGGAAAGTAAGAAAAAATCAAGGAGATGGTTCACAGCGTGGGTTGTAACAGCAGCTGCACTGGTAGCAAGCAACCTTGCGTGGATCATAGGAGGTATCAGTGAATGAAAAACATCATCTGCGCCGCACTGATCGGGAGCTTTTCCACGTTCCTTCCATTTTGGCAGTGGGGCGGATCGGGCAGGCAGCTTTTTGCGGCGGCAATGACAGCGGCAATCGTGTACGGAATTCTCTGGGATATTGATACGCCAGAGAGAAAGGAGAATGAAGATGTTTAAGAAAGAAATTGACGAAATTTACGAACTCTGTAAAAGAGTTGCAAATGAAGTTCCGACAGCAAACGCCTCGTTCAATTATTCGATTTATGGCATGAGTGTATGTGGACTTAAAAGGAAGGAAGATGTCAGTCTTCCCGAAGGAAAATTTAAATGGGATTTGTATCAGAGTGTATCTTTTGATCCGTTTTACGAAAAAGAAAGTCGTGAAAGTCTCAATAAAATCAAAGCTTTCTTGCTGGAACTTCTGATAGATGGGGGGTGCCCGTTAAATGCTGAATCAGACAGAGCTGAAGCTCCTGCCGACAATGGAGCTGACAGCGACAGTGAACGAACTTCTGGAGGAGCTGAGCAGACGGAAGCAGTACATTCTTGACTGGGAAAATCCGGACATGTATCTGAATCATCTTGAGTATCATTGCGCTGGTGGAATCTTTCCAAGCGGCGAGCAGAATCCGGCGAGAGGAGATGGATCTGACAATGTTTACTGTTTCTTTAGCGAGGTGAGAAAAGATGCAGGAGAGAATTGATGAAATCCTTGCTCTGATAGACGAGCAGCTTTCCCTTGTAGCTGATAACTACATCGAGAGTTCATACAAGGCAAGAACATTGGCAAGCTACGTGCAGGCCTTAAATGGGCTTTTAACGGCTCAGAAATCGTATAAGGAGGAAAATATCGGTGAGCGAATTTGAAATCCGTATTCCGGCAAGAAAGAAGCAGCCGGCAACCGATAAGGACAATCCGGTTGTGAAAGTTTCACCAGGCGCATATAACGCACTGGTTGAAATCTATAATGAATCAACTTTATCCATGAAAGATATCGCAAGTTTACTGATCGTTGAGGGCAGCAAGCATGTGGTTTATGACAAGGAGGAATAGCAATGGCAACACCAGTATTAATTATTGGAAAATCTGGTTCTGGCAAGAGCACCAGTCTTAGAAACTGCCAGAATGAACACTGGAATCTTATTAGAGTATTAAATAAACCACTTCCGTTTAAAGGCAAGATTGACGGATGGTTTACAGATGATTACCAGCAGGTAATGAAGTGCCTGATCGCATCAAAAGCGGAGTCAATCGTAATTGATGATGCAGGTTATCTTATTACGAATCATTTCATGAAAGGACATGCTTCTGCCGGAAAAGGCAATGCAGTATTCGCTCTGTACAATGATATTGGAGACTATTTCTGGAATCTTATCCAGTTCATTGTAACAAAAGTACCGCAGAATAAAATTGTTTACCTTATGATGCATGAAGAAAAAGATGATTCCGGGGAAGTAAAACCTAAGACAATTGGTAAGCTTCTGGACGAAAAAGTTTGCATCGAGGGTATGTTTACCATCGTTCTTCGCTGCATCGAAGAGAGCGGCAAACACTTATTTGTCACTCAGTCCAGCCAGGGAGCAGTAAGTAAGTCCCCGATTGGAATGTTTGACAGTTTAACTATTGGTAACGACCTTGCAGAGGTGGATAAGGTTATTAGAGATTATTATGAATTAGGGGGAACAGATAATGCAGAAACCAAATAATTACGATACTACACAGGCAGCAGGAGAATTTGAGCCGATTAAGCTCGGCGGACACAAAATGGTAATTAAGCAGGTATCAGAGAAAAAATCCCAGGGTGGGCTTGATATGCTTGTTATCTTGTTTGATTTCGCAGAAGGTGATGAACAGGCGGGGTACTTTATGAAGCAGTTCGAAAACGATATCCGTCCAGACAAGAAATATCCGAACGCCGGCACTAACTATATGGTCATTGACGAGAGTGTAGATTATGGTGTCCGTAACCTTAAAACATTTATCACATGCGTAGAAAAGTCAAATCCGGGATTTGCCGTTAAGTGGGGCGATAATTTCGGGCAGCAGTTTAAGGGAAAACTGATCGGCGGCATCTTCCGTCTGGAGAGAGACTGGTACGACAATAAAGAAGTAAAACGTCACAAACTTGCATGGTTCCGCAGCGTGGAAGGAATCAAAGATGCAGATATTCCGGAAGAGCGTACCACAAAGGCCTATGACGATCATCTGAAGGAAGAAGCTATCATGGGAGCAAGTCCAGCAGGTACGGACTTTATGAGTATTCCAGACAGTGTACAGGAAGAACTTCCGTTCAATTAAAAGGATGTGTTTTTAATGGTTATACAAGTGGACACAAGGGAACATAAATCAGAATGGGGACGAATTCAGAGTCAGTTTGATAGCCTTGGAGTGCAGTATTTTCGCTCTAAATTGTATTGCGGTGATTATCAATCACTGGACAATGCAAAACTCTGTATTGACCGTAAAAAGGATTTGCAAGAGCTTTGCGGAAATGTCTGCCAGCAGCATGAAAGATTCAAAGCAGAGCTTATCAGAGCGCGTGAAGCAGGTATTCAGTTGATTATCCTATGTGAACATGGGCCAGATATTAAGTCCGTTGGTGATGTGTATTTTTGGGAGAACCCAAGAAAACACAAAGTTATCTGGAAGACGGTAAACGGTAAGAGAGTAAAGACTGTAATCTCTGACAAGGCTGTTGATGGCTGCCAGTTGTATAAATCTCTCTGCACAATCAGAGATAGATACGGAGTCCGATTTGAATTCTGTACAAAAGAAGAAACCGGGCGGCAGATCGTGGAGCTGCTGTCATGACTAAGGAAGAAATCAAACAGTCAGTGAAAATGTCGGAAATTCTTTCCAGATACGGACTAAGGCCGAATAGAGCAGGATTTATATGTTGCCCTTTTCATAAGGAAAAGTCAGCATCCTGCAAAATCTACGATGATTCCTTTTACTGTTTCGGCTGTGGAACCGGTGGCGATGTGTTTGATTTCGTGATGCAATACGAATCCATCCCTTTTAGCACTGCATTTATTGAGCTGGGCGGTACTTATATTTCAAAAAAAGGCAAAAGTCGTAACCAGATCAGGCATGAAGTGCGAGATATCAAAGCAAAAAGATACAATCCCGTTCAGGATCATAGTGAACTTGAACAGATAGAAAAGAATATACTTATGTACGAAACAGCACTAAAAACGCTCCCTCCTGATTCAGAAGAGTGGTATATGTGCCAATTTAATCTCGAGAAAGAAAAAAGCAGATATGAATTGCTGTCTGTTAAGTCAGGAGGTGAGAAAAATTCTTGAAAATATTGAAAATTTACAGGCACAAGACTTTATGGAGAAGCAGTTGTATGAAGAGCTTTTTGCGATAAAAAGTAAAATCGACCGCTCAGAAATCAAATTCAAACTGATGGACCGGGCAAAAAGTGTGAAAGCGAAACATATAGCAGAAGAGTTTATAAAGGAATTTCAAAAAGCAGAGCAGGAAAAAGAAAAAGAAGAAAAAGCAAATCGTTCCATGCAGCTGGTTGAAAACATCACAAACTTTTATCCTGATTCTGTTGATAAGGAGTATCCTAATATGGCTTGTGGCAGCTGGATAGCTACAGAGAATGGAATATTTTCTTCTGAAACATCTAAGGCGAGAGAACTTGTATGTCACCACCCGATCATGCCGATACGCCGACTGAAAAACATTGAAACAGGTGAAGAACAGATCACAGTGGCTTTTAAAAGGGATGGATATTGGACGGAAATAACTGTTCCGAAAATCGACATTGTGACTTCCAGGGCAATAACTAATCTTGCAAGGTTCGGGGTGCAGGTCAATTCAGAGAATGCAAGGCTTCTCGTAAAGTATCTGGCAGATGTTGAAATGTACAATGCCGATATGATTGACATACAGCACTCTACAAGCAAGTTAGGGTGGCATGGCGATGTGTTTGTACCTTACGACCTTTCGATCGTTTTTGACGGGGAATACCGCTTTAAAGCACTATTCCAGAGTATACAGGAAAGCGGAGATTACTTCAAGTGGGTGACTCTAGCTAAACAGCTGCGGTCATGCGGACGATTAGAGCCACGAATAGCGCTGGCGGCATCTTTTGCAAGTGTTCTTATACAGCCACTTGATGTATTGCCGTTCATCGTAGATTTCTACGGGCAGACAGGCGGTGGAAAGACAGTAACGATCAATATAGCGGCATCGGTTTGGGGAAACCCGGCACCGGGAGCTTACGTTGGAAACTTTCGGTCAACAGATACATCATTGGAGACCAGGGCAGATATGCTCAATAACTTTCCGATGATTCTGGATGATTCAAAGAACGCTTCTCAGTATATCCGAGATAACTACGAAACGCTTATATATAACCTTTGTTCTGGTAAGGGAAAAGCACGTTCAAATAAGGACCTCGGAGCAGCTAAGGAGAATATATGGAGCAATGTGACCATTTGCAATGGTGAGAACCCTATTTCGGAATTTGCAGATTCCGGCGGAGCAATCAACAGAATTATTGAAATTGAGTGCTGCGAGGATATTTACGAGAATCCAGCAGAGATTAACGGCATTGTCGTGAAGAACTATGGTTTTGCCGGAAGAGTGTTTGTTGGAAATCTCAAGCAGTTCACGCCGGATCAGTTAAAAGAAATGAAATCTGAGATTGAAAAAGGGTTTGATGGTTTTGATTTTCCGGCAAAGCAAATCATGGCAATATCTACGCTTCTGCTGGCTGACAAATTAGCTACAGATTTCATATTTAAGGATGGACGTGAGCTGACGGTCGAGGACGTTGTGGACATACCTACACGTAAAAAAGACGTATCTGAGGGACAGAGGTGTTATGAATTCATTCTTGAAAGTCTTTCCGTGTACGGGCAGCACTTTGATGCTCAATTCAGTTGCGATCAATGGGGATTCAAGGAAACGCCAGATGAGTATGGAGATGTATATGTATATTTTTATCCGAAACCTCTTGAAAACCTTTTGAAAAATAATGGATTCTCCAGAAAAGCCTTTTCTGCCTGGGCAATTAATCGAGAATTGATTAAGCATACAGGAAAGAGAGATACGGTGCTAAAAAGGGACGGAGGAAGCGTGATGAGGCTTATCGCAGTAAAAGTCATTAACATAAAGGACCTTGAGAGCGAGCAAGAAAATGGATCAGTTGAAGCTGATTTCGCACCCGCCAGCGAAGGAACGAATGTTCCATTTTCATAATTTGTAACCATGTAACCGTTGTAACACGAAAAAAAACGTCCTATAGGAGAAAGTTTGAGAGTGTATAAAAAACATATACTCTAGTGATTCTCCTATATGAAAACCTTGGTTACATTGGTTACACGGTTACATATCTCTGAAACCCGCATAAAATAAGGGGTTTTGGCGTAACCAATAGGTCGAAAAAGTCGGTTACACGTTGGTTACAAAATTAAAAAGTATATACAATTAGATTTATTATAGCAAAATTAATTGAATATTACAAAAATATTTAGTTGACATAATTTTTACAAGGAGTGGTTACAAAATGAAAAAAGATGATCTCAATAAAAAGCAAAGATATGCATTAGACACAATGCTGTCTGGCAGTAATGTTTTTCTGACAGGTGATGCAGGAACCGGCAAGACAACAGTTATCCAAACGTTCATCGATGAGGCAGAAAAAGCTGGTAAAAGTGTTCTGGTATCTGCTACTACCGGAATAGCTGCGGATAATATCGGATATGGGGCAACTACCGTACACCGGGCATTGAATATTTCAATTAAATTTGAGGACTATAAGAAAAAGGTGAAATCCAGAGCTGAACTTCTGAAAGAAGCAGATGTTCTTATCATTGATGAAATCAGCATGTGCCGGTTCGATTTGTTCAATATGATTGCAAAGACGATCATCACGGAGAATGAAGAGAGAGCAGTTGACAGACTTCTGATCGGAGAGGACAAAGAAGACGTTCAACTGATCGTAATTGGTGATTTCTACCAGCTTCCGCCAGTTGTCACGACAGATGACCGTAAAATTCTCTGCCGGATGTATGGATCTGATTATGGAAAGGGCGGAAAGTACGAACACGGATATGCTTTCATGTCTGAATATTGGAAAGATATGGCGTTTGAGTATATCAAGCTTGATGAAGTATGCAGACAGAATGACGAGGGATTCAAATATGTGCTGAACGATATTAAATACGGCAATAATATCCGTAAATCAATAGCATATCTGGAGAATAACGAATCAGACAAGGTTATACCGGAAACACCGTTCTTGGTTGGCACTAATGCAGAAGCTGACAGAATTAACAATACCTTTCTTGGCAAGTTGAATAAAAAGACGGAAAAAGTGTTTCATGCAGCAGTTGACGGTGAGTTAACATCTGCCGATATCAAGAATATCGCATTTGCCAGAGAGGACTTAATTCTTAATGTTGGTGCAAAAGTGATGATTACAGTTAATGATCTGTCCGGGAATTATGTAAACGGAACAATCGGCATTATCCAGAAAATTGTGGACAGCGGAGAGTTTGAGGAATCCTATCTGGTTATCAAGACCGATAAAGGCAAAACAGTTAATCTGTACAGATACAGTAAAGACATTGAGAAACAGGTTATCGAGGAATCTGAGCAGGAGAAAGACGGTCAGAAGATCGTGAAAGAGAAGATTGTCCGTAAGAAAGTTGGGTCATTCTCTCAGTTCCCGGTAAAACTTGCCTGGGCAATCAGTATTCATAAATCACAGGGACAGACATTTGAAAAGATTAATATTGATCCTTGCTGTTGGGATCCAGGACAGTTCTACGTGGCTGTTTCCCGGGCTAAATCAGCTAACGGCATACATTTTATCAGACCGATTAAGCAAAGCTATATAAAGGCGTTTAGCAAGGATAACGAGCAACTTCTTGAGCAGAGTTTTGAGGTGGAAGAAGGTGTGTAACTATGAGGGTGACACATGAGCAGATACCGAACACTATAAAGTTTTTACAGATCGACTTTCCGGCACTGGTCCTCCAGACTGCCGGAATCGAAGAAAATGATGAATACTGGCAGCAGGTGACAGAGCAGATTCATATCATGTCAGAAAAATATCGAAAAAACGGGTTTGTAGATCATATGCTATTGGCTTATGCGGACTATCTCGAAAAAATGTTTAAAAGAGCGCAGAGGATGAAAAAGGAGCGTGAGAAGAATGTACAAACAGAAGTATAAAGAAGGTCAGCAGATTCACAAAGACATATATCTGTACATCTGCCGATATATCAAGGAACATCGGTACGCACCGTCCTACAAAGAGATCGCCGACGGGGTTGGCGTGTCAAACGCCACGGTACTTCGTCACATGGACATGCTGCGAACTGATGGGCTGATCGAAACGGATCACCCGAAGACGCCGAGAGCGTTCCGGTTGACGGGATATGAGTTCGTGACAAGGAGGAAGAAACATGAAACTGTATGAGCTGTTCAAAGGCACTGAATACGTTGGAGAGTTCACCCTTGACGAGATCATAAGCATCACAGGAGCACATCGGAGCGCACTACTCAACAGCGTGGCGCACGGCGTCCTCGTAAATGACTTGTGGGACGTCTCTCCGGCTTATGACAGGACTTTAAACCGAAATGACGACAATTCATTGCTTAAGCAGTTTGAGGCCGTTACAAGGCAAATTAGGAGGTGTGTGAAGCGTGAGCAGTAAACTTAAAGCAAAACCACGAAAGCAGAGACTTCCTCTAGCTCAGTCCAACCAGGCAGCGCAGGCATTTGGGCGAGCAATGATTAACTGCCATAGCCAGATCAAAAGCATGGAGAAAGAAGCCTATGAGAATGGATTTAATGATGGAGAAGATTGGGCTGATACGATTAATGTCGTTACAACCATGATGCCCCTGAGACGTTTATATGGTTTTTCTACGAAACGTTTGCTCACAGTCATGCAGACTGCCAACGAATACGTCAAAATGGCAAATAGGGGCGAAATGAGCGTCCTGAGCATGATGCAGGACATTGAGGAGAACACAGATGTAATATTTGATGAGATGAATAAGAATCTGGTTAAGAAGATGGGAGTATAAAATCATGTACCAACTGCACAATAGCGTGTCAGTTGCTTACATGGGGAAAGTGAGGATGGAAAATGGATAAATTAAAACCATTAAAACCGTGTCCGTTTTGCGGAGGAAAGGCAGAAATGCTGATTAATGAATATAACGATTCAAAAAAAGAATATCTTGTAGCTTGTACAGAATGCGATGGAATGGTGGAACGCTGGAGAGAAACAGAGGAAGAAGCCGTAGAACAGTGGAACAGGAGAATAAGTGATGAGGAGGACGCGAAATGTTAATCAGAAGTCAGGATAAAGAAGCATTAATCAATTTCAACAATTCAATCGTAGTCAACACCATGGTGGATATTGGAGGGGTAACGAAGATGTTCTGCTCATATTCATGCGATGATTATGTTATCGGGCATTATTCATCAAAAGAAAAAGCCATGAAGGTACTGGATATGATTCAGGAAGCCTATGTAAATGGACATATTGATTATCAGATGCCAGAGGATAGTGAGGTAGTTGTATGATTACGTTTTTATTAGGATTCACCCTTGGGACCATATTCGGCGTGGCTGGTCTTGTATGCGTGGCGATCATGTACGACAAGCATCACCCAGACGAATAGAAAGGAGCAACGGTATGCTGACAAGGAATAAGAAGCTGAAAGATTACGGTATTCCGGCAGAGGACATTGAAAAACTGAATACGATGCTGAAAGACTTCCCGGCAGAGTACGGATACCTGCTTACCAGTGCTGCCTTGTCAGCTTGCCCGAAGAACACGGTGATAGCGGATATGGTTATCGAGAATATCCTACACCGGAAAAGTTACAGGAAAATCAGCAAAGAAAGATATATCCCGATGAACCCGAAGGACTTCTACGGATACAGACGCAAGACCGTCGCTGTACTGTATGAGAGAATGCGGTTATTGGGAGTGTGGGAGGAATAAAATATGAGCAGACTGATTGATGCAGACGAATTAATCAAATACATCAAAATTTGGGAAATTGGCACAAGTATTAGTTCTGACCAGAAAGAGTTTATTGATTGCATTAACAGACAGCTGACAGCTTTTGATGCGGATAAGATTATTGAGCAGTTGGAAACAAGAAGGATAAGAGCTGCTGCATTACAGAAAAAATATACATCAGAGTATTTCGAGGGCGAAACTGATGCGTTTGAATTTGCAATCAAAATCGTGAAGGAGAGTGGAGCTGAATGAGTAAAGGGAAAGACATTTCCACTATGTTTACAAGAGAAGAAAACAAAAAGAATGGAAGAGCTGGATATTATCAGGCTGACAGAAGAAAAATTGATATCATCAGCCCAGCGCAGTACGGAGCATTCTTACAGAAAAGGGGTAAAAGAAGATGAGTAAATCAGTATTAGTGATAAATACGCCAAAATATTGTGCTTTATGCGTTTTACGCAGCGGAGTGCATCACCCGTTCTGTAGAGTAAACAATAGAGATATTACAGATTTGAGTATTAGACCTGATTGGTGTCCATTGAAGCCATTGCCGGAGAAAAGTACTACCGAGAATGATATGACGGACTATCAGTGCGGGATGGTCGAAACCAGTGCATTGATGAGATTACAGGAGGAAATTCTGATGATTAATTTAACAGGGAAAAGCGTGTTTGTAAAGACACAGGAAGAATATGAAAATATTCTTAACATTGCAAGGTTACAAGGTTTTGATAAATGGTCTGATAAAGTCAGCTTGTCGTCTAGGAATATCAAACTGCCAAATATTTTGATTTTTAAGGATAATGGAACAGTTGCTTATTGGAGTGATAAAGGAGTGCTTGAAGCATCCGAAATTATCGAAGATGAAGAAAAAAATCAAGGATGCAGTAAAACTTGTCAGAGCATTCACTAAATACCCAGACAGAACAGCATTGACGGACTCATTTATTAAGTCCTTGAAGTTACTTGCAGATACTGTAGAAAGTTAGATAGAAGAGGTGAGGTAGATGAGTAAGAAAGTAAAGTGTTGCGAATGTGATTCTTTTATGGGCTGGGCTTTGCCAGAAGGGGTAGATAAAGACAATTATGAATATGCGAAAAGAGTTTTGAAGTTAGCATCTACTACAGGAGTATGCGAATACACCATGAAAACCAAGACAAGATTGCATGAGCAGTATTGTAGAAAATTTAAAAAAGACGAGTTTTTAGAACGACATAACGATTTTTTTAAAGACAAAATTTTAAAACTTGAAAACATGATCAAGGAATATGAAAAAGAAAATTTTGTGGAAGTAGACGAATCGTGGAAAATTCTATTTATGAAAAGATTTCAAGAGGTGAAGTAGATGGAGAGATTAACAGTTGACGATATGATAAAAGCGCTTAAATGCATTTCCAGTCAAGATGCAGAAGGTGATTGCTATATGGATCACGAGAATTTTAAGCACATGGAAGACGATAAATATAAACGCATTACCTGTGGAACTGGCGAGAACTTAAAAGATTGGATTAGTGGAAGGGATGCAGTTGGATGCCCATACCACCAGAAAACGTACGGGACTTGCTACGAAGATGGAGAATTGTATTGGCTGAAAGATGTTACAGAACTTCTGGAAGAATTAAAATCTTACAAAGACTTAGAAGAACAGGGCTTGCTTGTGAGATTGCCGGTTAAAATCGGTGATGATATTTATAAGATTCCGAGCAAAGCGAATTATGATCTAAATGTCCTGAATGGATACAAAGCAAATAACAGAGTGTATCATCAAAAAGTTTACAGCATTGTATTTTCACAAAGAGGGTGGTTCGTACAGTGTGATAAAGACAGTATTCATGTCCCAAACGTTATTTGCGTTGACGTAGAATATGGGAAAACATGGTTCCTCACCCGTGAAGAAGCTGAGAAGAAGTTGGAGGAGGTTCAAAATGACAAGACCTGAGATTACAGCAGAATTATCAGCCATGCTTGAAAAGAAAATAAATCCTCACAATGATCCACGTATTTATTGGGCGAAAGAAGTGACATTCGATTATTCGACAGATCATGCGGTAAGGGTGGATTATATGCGGTTCGTGCCGGTGAATAATAGCGTGTCCGGGATAGAAAAAGGCGATTGTTATTGCTATGAAATCAAGTCATCTGTTGAAGACTTTCACTCTGGTCATGGATTGAATTTTATTGGAGATTATAATTATCTAGTTTTGCCGGGAACAGTATGTGCGATAATATCTTTAGAAATTCCACACGATGTAGGGATATATATTGCAGAAGGCAATGAGCTTGCATGCATCAAAAAAGCAAAGCGAAGAAATCGGACAAGGCCTGTGTCTGAAATACTTTTGATGATGTTCCGGTCTGCGAATAGAGATTATAGAAAAGCAGTAAAACAGTTGGAGGAGATGAAGAAATGAATAACAAACTTACACCAGAAGTAACCCCGCAGCTCGCCGTATCAGCATTCACAGTACTACATCAATATTGCAGCTCAATTAGTCCGCATGACTGCATCAGATGCACATTTTACGAGCATTGCCCGGAGTGCTTCATGGGGTGTCCGGGAGATCAGGGCGAGACGATCAGGAAATTACAAAGCAATGAATAAAATTAGAGAGCTGGTATTTACCGGCTCTTTTTTAGCATAAAATTCCTCAAACATGTACCACAACTTTTCTGCTGACCTGTGATAGAATATACTCAAAAGTATTACTATGCGATTTTATAGCTTAATTCAGAAAGGATATGATTGGATGTTGATAAGATGGCAAACGAGAAAAATTTAATACCGAATTCTGAACGAACTCCGAGCGAACTCCGAGAAATAACTAAAAAAGGCGGTATTAAGTCGGGAGAAGTACGCCGTCAAAAAAAGACCCTTTCTGAATTAGCAAAGATGATAGCCGAGAACCCTGCCCCGACTGCTGCAAAGAAGAAGCTCACAAAGATGGGTATATCTGATGAGGACGCGAACAACAACGCCTGTATTGTAGCTGCTGTATACGATAAAGCTATCAAAGGGAACATGCAGGCAGTGGACAAATGGGAACAGTTAGTAGCCGTATCAAAATCAGACGAAAGCAAATATGAACTTCCTGCCAGAGTGCTCGGCAAGGCATTCGTGGATATTAACCGACAGATTAAGCCTAATATCGAATATGTATTTGAGGGTGGCCGAGGTGGTCTGAAATCTTCATTCGTAGCTTTTAAGATTGTTGAGCTTATTAAGAATAATCCTCAGATGCACGCCTGCATTACGAGACAGGTGGCCGGTACTCTGAAAGATTCTGTATATGCTAACATGAAATGGGCTATCAACGAACTGGGACTAATGGAAGAATTTGAATGCAAGGTGTCACCACTTGAGATCAAGTATATTAAGACGGGGCAGACAATATACTTCCGTGGTCTGGACGATGAAACGAAACTGAAATCTATCAAGCCGGAGTTCGGCTACATTGGAATCCTCTGGAAAGAGGAAAAAGATCAAATGAAGGGAGATGCTCAGGAACGTTCTGTTAATCAGTCAGTGCTTCGTGGTGGTGATGAATCCTATGATTTTTCATCATATAACCCACCAAAATCAAAATCAAACTGGGTAAACAGGATCAAGCTCGTACCTAACCCGAAAAGAGTTATTCATCATTCAAGTTATCTGGAAGCCCCGGCGGAGTGGCTCGGACAGAAGTTTATTGACGATGCAGCACATCTGAAAGAAATCAATCCAGAGGCCTATGAGCACGAATACCTGGGTGTCCCAAATGGTGACGGCGGAAACGTATTTGAATATCTGGAGATTAGAGATATTACAGATGAAGAAATCAGTCGCATGGATCGTATTTTCGCTGGCGTAGATTACGGATGGTATCCTGACGCCTTCTGCTATCTCCGAACTTATTACGATTCTGCTAGAGAAAAGATATATCTGATTGACGAATTGTATGTAAATAAATGGAGCAACTCCAAGACCGCTGATTGGATTAAGAAAAAAGGCTATGACGATTACACAATGATATGTGATTCTGCGGAACCTAAGTCCGTGAACGACTTCCGGGATGCAGGACTTCCTGCCAGAGGAGCAATTAAGGGGCCGGGAAGTATCGAGTATGGTTTTAAATTCTTGCAGACAAAGACGCTTGTCATTGATCCGAAACGAACACCGAATGCATACAAGGAAATCACAGAATATGAGTACGATCGAGACAAAGAGGGGAATGTAATAAGCGGTTATCCTGACGGAAACGATCATGCAATCTCGGCGCTTAGGTATGCTTATGAGCCGTTATTTAACAGGAGAGGTTACAGCGCATAATGGGACTTATAACAACATTGAAAAGGTGGTTTAACATGATTTTCAAAAAACAAGCCGAAGAGGATTTTAACATCCAGGCAGCAGAATTTCCAGAGATGGAATCACTGATTAATCGGTGTGCGAACATCTACAGGGGCGTACCGGAATGGTTAGATGACAAGAATAATATCAAGACGATTAATTTCGCGAAATCTGTCTGCTCAGAAACAGCACGGCTCGCAACACTGGCGATCGGCATTCAGATAGATGGTTCTGCAAGGGCTACATGGCTACAGGAGCAGATTGACAAGGTATATTTCCAGATTCGGCACTGGGTAGAATACGGCTGCGCTTACGGAACAGTTTTTATTAAGCCAAACGGGGAGAGCCTTGACGTATTTACTCCGGCAGACGTGATGATTGTGGATTATGATAATCAGGAAATTAAAGGGATTATATTTAAGGATTCTTATACAGTTGGTCGGAAATACTACACACGGCTTGAATATCATCGTTTTGTCGAGACTACAATAGACGGCGTGACAACCTATCCGTACTATGTCTCCAACAGAGCCTATGTGTCAAAATCCCCTCAGAGCATCGGAGATAAGATCGACCTTAAACAGACCAAGTGGGCTGACCTCATGGCAGATACACCGCCGATTCTCAAGGCAAATGGCGAGAAGCTGGACGGGCCTCTATATGGAGTGCTGCGGACACCACAGGCGAACAATGTGGATATCAGTACACCACTTGGGCTTCCAATATTTGCTGAAGCTATCGAGGAGTTAAAGGATTTGGACATTGCATACAGCCGTAATGCCGGAGAGATTTTTGATTCACAGAAAATTGTTCTGGCAGATGATAGACTGCTGATGCCAAGTGGTACACCTGTATCAGCCATGTCACCGCAGGGCATGGAGAACAGACGAAATGAGATGAGGTTACCGCACTTTGTCAAGAATGTATTCGGGGAGGGCGAAAAAGAATTCTATCAAGAAATCAATCCGCAACTCAACACGGATACCCGTATAAGTGGCATAAATGCCCTTTTAAGCCAGTTAGGATACAAGATTGGATTCTCCAACGGATATTTTGTTTTCAACGAAGCTAGCGGCATTCAGACGGCTACAGGAGTAGAAGCAGAACAGCAGAGGACAGTACAGTTTATCAAAGATGTTCGAGACAAACTGGAATCCTGTCTGGATGAAGTAATCTACGCACTGAACGTTTACGCTGACCTGTACGGACTTGCACCTGTTGGAGCATACGAAGTCAATTATGATTTTGGAGATATTCTCTATGTCAGAGAAAATGATCGTGCAAGATGGTGGCAGTATGTAACTACTGGCAAGGTTCCGGCATGGTTGTATTTTGTAAAGTTTGAAGGAATGACCGAAGAAGATGCGAAAGCAATGGTCAAGGAAGCTCAGCCAGACGAGCCAACATTATTTGGAGATGAGTAGTTATGTTAAGCCCAGAATATTTGCGCCGGATAACAGAGGGCAGTGAACAGATAGCAGAAGAACTGCATCAGTATATCATCTCTGAAATCGTATCACGGATGATGGCAAGAATCGGCAGAGGTGAGGATTATATTCTGACCAATGCTGACGCGTGGAGAATCAGAACGCTACAGGAATCTGGTGAGATGTTAGAGGACATTCTAGCAGAACTATCCAAATATACCAAACGTGAACAACAGGAACTTCTTGAAGCGTTTGAAGATGCCGGAATCACTGCAATGAACTATGACGATAAAGTCTATAAGGCAGCAGGATTAAGCCCTGTACCGCTCGAACAGTCCCCAGCAATGATAAGGCTCATGGAGCGCAACATGCTTGCAACCATGGGCGAGTGGAAGAATTTCACACGAACAACCGCAAGTGCCGCTCAGAGGCTATATATCGAGCAATGCGACCTTGCATATAATCATGTAATGACTGGGGCGGTTGGGTATACGCAAGCCATTAAAGAAGCAGTTAATAACGTTGTGAGCGATGGTGTTACTGTTACATATCCATCTGGCAGAAAAGACACCATTGAAACAGCAGTAGCACGCTCCGTTAGAACTGGCGTGGCGCAGGCTACGGGAGACATATCCCTAAAGCGCATGGAAGAAATGGACTGGGATTTGATTCTGGTCAGTGCTCATATGGGAGCCAGAACAGGTGACGGCGGTCAGGATCCGGGAAATCACTCATGGTGGCAAGGAAAGATATACTCCCGTTCTGGCAAGAGTAAGAAATTTCCACCGTTCTCATTGACCGGATATGGAACAGCAAGTGGACTGTCAGGCATCAACTGTCGGCACAGTTTTGGAGCCAGTGACGGAGAATTTAATCCCTATGCAGAATTATCAGCACAGGACAAAGCCGACAAAGGTAAGCAGTACGAAAAAGAACAGCGGCAACGTACTTATGAACGGAGAATCCGCAAAACGAAGCGTGAAGTTCTCGGACTGCAAGCAGGAGTTGACAATGCACCGAATGAAAAGGCTAAATTCGCATTACAGCAAGACCTTGACCGGAAGTCTTATCTTTTGCAGAAACAAAATGCTGCATACAAAGATTACTGCAAGCAAAACGACCTGAGAGAACTGCAAGACCGACTTATGATAGCAAAGTGGAACCGCCAGAACGCCGCAAAAGCCAGAGGAGCGGCGAAACGGTATAAAACAGCAAAGGGGATTGACTGATGAGCAAATGGGAATATTACAATCCAAATCCTGCCGGGAATCGAGTCGGAGATTGTGCTGTCCGGGCAATATGCAAAGCAACCGGGTTTGACTGGGAAACGGTATTTGCCGGATTAATGATACAGGCATGTACTCTGTCAGATATGCCAAGTGCAAATTATGTCTGGGGAGCGTATCTCTATAAGCATGGATACAGACGTAAACTGATTGAACAGTCAGAACGATATATCTATACAGTCAACGACTTTTGTACAGATCATCCGACAGGTACGTACATCCTCTGCATAGATGGTCATGTGGTGACAGTACAAGAGGGCAAATATTTCGATACATGGGATAGCGGTAATGAAATCCCGGTATATTACTGGGAAAAGGAGTAGCTAAATGAGCATATCAGAATTTGTACAAATATTCCTTTCAATCTGCGGAGGGGTGTCCATTGTCGGAGGGGCGGCAGCCGTAATCTTTAAATGGATTACACCGGCGTTTCGACTTAATAAGCGAGTAGAGACACTGGAAGAACATGATAGACGAGATTATGAAAGTCTTCGGAGAATCGCAGAACGAGATTCATTAATTCTGGAAGTGTTATCGACTATGCTGGATAGCCAAATCAGTGGGAACAATGTCGAGGAGTTAAAAAAAACAAAACAGAAGCTCACGGAGTATCTTGCACAGAATCAACGTTAATTGCATTAATAAGGGGTATGCTCATGAAATTATATGTGTTCACTAAGAAAGATATAGACAGATTCTTGATAGAGTGTAATTTTACACCGGACGAAGAAAAACTGTTCCGGCTAAGATGTCAGGAACGCACTCTTGAATACTGTGCTGAGAAAATGAACGTGAGTATATCCACGGCGAAACGATTAAGCCGGAGGGTTAATAATAAAATAATTAAAGTGTGTTAAGACGACAATAAAAGTCCCCGGGATTATCTCCCAGGGGCTTATTTTTTAAAGCATTATATAGGACTCTCCGTCTCCGTCATACTCGTTTACTGCCTCTTCCGCCTCTTCCAGGCTGGAATAAACACCAATTGTTTCATAACTTGGTGTTTCGACAACTTCGATTTTCATCGAGGTTGTTTCCAAGGTGTCCACGAAGTCCGTCTGTACGAACTCATTTTCGTCCTCGTCAAACTTGAACTCGTTTTCCTCAATCACATATTCCTCAACTGAGTAAAACGTCATATTGTGATCTTCAAACTTGCTGACGCTTGTCTTGCGTTTTGCAAGTTCTTTTTTTGCCTCTTCCAGATCGTCAAACGTTTTTATGTATTCGGGATCCGGATCCAAAGCTGTACATCCTTGTTTGACCTCTCTTCTGTCTCTGCGGCTAAATTCCATCGTTCTTTTTATTAAATCATATTTTCTCATGTTCCTATTCCTCCTCTTCCATATCAAGCCAAATTTCACACTGTTCTCCGTCCTCTTCGTAGCTGACAACTTCGCCAGCTTCCAGGCGTTCCCGCCAGTCTTCCGGGTAGTTCTCTGGAATATAGATGCAGTTATTTTCGTATACTGCATTTCCTCTTGCTTCTGAAATCATATATTCTGCCATGTTCTTTTCCTCCTTTTATTCTTCTTCTATTTTTTAATATCTTCTTTTACAACTCTCTCAAGCAAACTAATAACATACGCTGGAGGATTACGTTTACCACCCTCCCAGTTTTCTATGCTTCTTTTAGGAATACCATATTTTTCAGAAAAAGCTTGCTGCGTAAGTCCAGATAGTGCTCTAATTTCGTGAAAATCAAGAGGATCTGGAGAAACTTTTTCAGGAAAAACGTCCTCCTCTCTCACCTGGTAAGAAAAGAATCCCATTGAGGACGGAAGAATCCTGAAATAGAACACCTCATTGCCTTCTTCTGTCCAGGTTTGCTGCAAAAATATTTTTGAGCGCTGTTCATCTAATGCAAACTTTTCATCTGAATCAGAATAAACAGCATAAGAACATAAATTTCCTGTGTCAGTTTTTATTCTTTTCATTTCATCATAGATAAATCTAGTTCTGACATATCTAACTATACTATATACTTGTTCTATTTTAAGATTTGGAAATAAAATTCCAATCTGTTTATATGTCCTGTTCCAAAAACGCATATTATATTTAGCATCTAGTTCTATTGATACATCACTATAACCATTACTACAAACTGACAGAAGATGATACACTGTATCAATTATTTCCTTATCATTGATTGGAGAAATTAATTCTGCATTATCTGGAAAATCAAATGGTAAAAGGCTCGACTTCTCCTGATTCTCAAGATCATGTTTTACCATGTTCAAAAACTCTTCGTATTCGTATTTTTTTAACATCTTATTTTCTCCCCTTTCTTTTTTCTTTCATCATAATACTTTAGTGCTTCATAAAAATTGTCTTCGCACCAACCTCCTTCGTCATAGAGTATTTCAACCCATTTTGCCTGTGGATTTCTTGGTTTTACGGCATATTCACGGTTATTAATAAACCAACTTGCTTCTGTAATAGTGAATAAAATGCTCACCGTGTTCTTTACTCTTTCTAACCTTTTAGTGCTGCTATTAGATTTATGATATTCAACAAGACTGTTTCCGTACTCGATCATCTTCTTGCGAATATCCTCAGCCCAGGCAATCTGTTTTGAACTGCCAACCAGTTCCGGTAATTCTTTACACATATTCTTTGCTTCCTTCCATGCTTTCTCGTTCCTCTTTCTGATATTATAATATCACTCAACGGGTGATATGTCAATACTTTTATGACACTTTTTTGAACTTTTTAGATTGATATATCTATGCAAAAATATAGCTATAGAAAGTCATAGAATAAGTCATAGAATAAGTCATAGGAGGTGTACGAGATGGCATTATATAATAATCCTTATCAATATAGTTTTGGTGTTCCGGGACAGATGAATCAGTTCCAGCAACAGCCTGTCCAGATGCCAGCTCAACCAGTACAGCAACCCCAGCAGAATAACAATGGCATCCTGTGGGTATCTGGCGAAGTCGGTGCAAAATCCTATCTGGTAGCACCCGGGACAAGTGTTTTGCTAATGGACAGTGAAAGTGAAAAATTCTTTATAAAATCCACAGACGTTTCCGGCATGCCACAGCCGTTACGAACATTTGAATACCACGAGGTAGGCGCTCAGATGCCGCCTAAACAGCCTGTTCAGAACATGGACAAATATGTCACCAGACAGGAATATGACGATTTAAAGGGCAAATATGAAATTATCATAAACCGATTAAATTCTTTTTCTGAACCTGTTAGAGCTAATACCACACAGGAATCAGCAGCCAAGGGAGGAAATGCAGATGAGTAATCCATTATTTAACGTGCTTGGTGGTGGAATGCCACAGGGAAACGGACCAATGCAGATGATACAGCAGTTTATGCAGTTTAAACAGAATTTTAAGGGAGACCCAAGAGCAGAAGTTGAAAAGATGCTACAATCTGGAAAGATTTCCCAGCAGCAACTTAATCAGGTTCAGCAGATGGCAGGACAATTTCAGCACATGTTGAAAGGAATGAAATAGTACATTACAATCTGGCCAGATTGATGTAAATACACAATAAAGGAGATATAACTATGGATGGAAATTTAACAGCATCAGATGTTGCTCTTTTAACTGGAAACAACAGAAATGATGGCATGTTTGGTGGAGATGGCAGCTGGTGGATTATTGTTTTATTCATTTTTGCTTTCTTCGGATGGGGAAACAATGGCTGGGGCAACAATGGCAACGGTGGTGGATATACAGCCACAGCAGCTACCCAGGCAGATATCCAGAGAGGATTTGATAACTCCGCAGTAATCAGCAAACTTGACGGAATCAACAGCGGCCTGTGTGATGGCTTTTATGCCATGAATAACGGTATGCTTACCGGATTCAACGGAATCAATACCAACATCATGCAGACTGGCTTTGGAATCCAGCAGGCAATCAATGCTGATACTGTAGCTAATATGCAGAATACAAATGCTTTGCAGTCTCAGTTAGCCCAGTGTTGCTGCGATAACAGGGAAGGACAGGCACAGATCAGATATGATATGGCTACCAACGCTTGTGCAATCCAGAACTCAATGAACAACAACACCAGAGATATTCTTGACAATCAGAACAGCAACACCAGAGCAATTCTTGATTTCTTGACGAATGATAAGCTTGCAACATTACAGGCAGAGAACTCTGATCTGAAACGTGCTGCATCTCAGGATCGCCAGAGCGCACTTCTTACAACTGCAATGGCTTCACAGACACAGCAGCTTATTAATGCGATTAATCCAGCACCGATCCCGGCATATCAGGTTCCTAACCCGAACACATTTTACGGATGTGGATGCAATACTGGATGCAATTGCTGATAACTTCATATCGAGAGTATCTTTCGATTGATTTCGGATGTCGGCTTATGCCGTATTACACAGAGGGGCAGGCTGAGACCTGTCCTTTTGTGATATGAAAGGGGTATTTTTATGGCAGAATTTACAAATGTGGCTGCTCAGACTGTAGCAGCAAATGGAAACGTAGTATTTTCAAACACAGCAGTTAAGGGTTCTAACTGTATTCAGCACAGAGAGGGAAGTGGAATTATCACACTGAGAGGACTGACTAATCAGTGTAAAGCGAGATTCTTCGTGGATTTTTCTGGCAATATCGCAATTCCAACAGGCGGTACTGTCGAGGCTATCTCTCTGGCTATTGCAATTTCTGGTGAGCCGGTTCTTTCTTCTCAGATGATCTCCACGCCGGCAGCAGTGGATCAGTACAACAATGTGTCCTCTGGCATCTATATTGATGTACCTCGTGGATGCTGCGTTAATATTGCGGTAGAAAACACAAGCGGTCAGGCTATTTCTGTTGCGAACGCAAACATTGTCGTGACCAGAGAAGCGTAGGAGGTGCAGTTATGAGAGATATTAAAGATTTATGCGCAAGAATTGAAGACGAACTGTCCAAAATCGCTGACAGTGGGTTGACTACTGGAAATCTGGAAATGACATACAAGCTGATTGATATGTACAAAGATATAAAGAACACACAGTACTGGGACAAGAAAGTGGAGTATTACAACACGGTCCTTGATGAGATGCGTAGCGGATACAATGACGATTACAGCGAACGTGGAAGAAAGCGCGACAGCATGGGGAGGTACAGCGCAAATGATGGCAGAATGATGCCGGATTACGACCGGGGCAGTTCTTATGCCAGACGTGGTGAACATTATGTCAGAGGACATTACAGCCGCTCTGACGGACGAGATGCTTATGACGACTATATGACACAGAAACAGAGCTATCGTTCCGTCAAATCTGAGGACTGCAAAAGAAAGATGCTTGCTGCTCTGGAAGAACACCTGGACGAACTCACAACAGAAATGAGCGACATGTCCAAGGACGCAGAGTGCCGGGAAGAACGTGATCTTGTCAAGAGATACGTGGAAAAACTCCGGGATATGCTCTAATTGGCTAAAACATGTACCACAACTTTTGGAAAGGTTTGTGGTACAATGTATTTATGAGGAAGATTCGTAAGTGGTTTCCGCCACTTGACATAGACATTTTTCATTGATTCCTCCTTTCTCGGGTGCGTGTCCTTAATAGAAAATGCAGTGGCCGGATTGTCACATAAGATGCATGAGGTTGAAAAGCGGATGCAATTTCCGACACGTGCCATTACTGTCTATATGACTTGCTCGCTCGCATAGACAGTACGCACCTCCTTGTAAAAGGTAAATGGGCGGACAGGCGCCCGGAACAACTCGTGGCAGGCATGACACGTTAAACACCTTGCTAACCCGGGAATCCGGGTTGACGAAATGTAGCTCAGGTGGAAGAGCGGAGGACGCATAGTCCTTGACGTCGGTGGTTCGAGTCCACCCTTTTCGATTACCTTGCCAGTGGTCTAACTGGCTTAATCCATACCTGCGGCGGCAGGTCAATAAACACGACCAGGAGGATATGTATGCAGAAACTTATTGACACATTAAAATCATTTGGAATCGAGATCCCGGAGGACAAACAGGCAGATGTGAAGAAAGCACTCTCTGAGCATTATAAGAATGCGAAAGAAGTAGCAAAAACCCTGTCAAAAATCGAGGGCGAACGTGATAACTGGAAAGAACGTGCCGAGACAGCAGAAGAGACCTTGAAAGGGTTTGACGGTATCGACCCGGCGAACATTCAGACAGAGCTTGCTGAATGGAAGAAAAAAGCCGAGGATGCAGAGAAAGAATTTAATGCGAAAATCTATGACCGCGATTTCTCAGATGCACTCAAAGCGGCACTCGATGATGTTAAATTTTCCAGTGAAGCGGCCAAGAAGTCTGTTATGGCAGACATCAAAGAAGCAGGATTAAAGCTGAAAGACGGTAAAATCCTTGGGCTGAATGATCTGATTGAGCAGATGAAACAGTCTGACGCATCCGCTTTCGTGGATGAATCTCAACAGCAGGCTCAGCAGAATCAGGCAAGATTTACCACTCACGTTGGACAGCAGCAGACACCGGGAAGCATGACGAAGAAAGATATTGAAGCAATCAAAGACCCGTCCGAGAGACAGGCTGCAATTGCTCAGAATATCCAGTTATTCCAGTGATTTTTTACACCGACTATACAACAGAGTATAGCCGCTAACCCAATACCTTAACAATTATGGGTAGAAAGGACTTTTTTTATGGCAGCAAAATCCAATCTTATTATGACAAATGATATCCAGGTCACAGCACGTGAGATTGACTTTGTTACCAGATTCGAAAGAAACTGGGAACACTTACGTGACATTCTGGGTATCATGAGACCTATCAAAAAGCAGCCGGGTGCTGTACTCAAGTCAAAATACGCAGAGGGTACTTTACAGAGTGGAAAAGTTGGCGAGGGCGAGGAGATCCCTTACAGCAAATTCGTTGTAAAAGAAAAGAACTATGCGGAAATGACTATCGAAAAGTACGCAAAGGCTGTATCTATCGAAGCAATCAAGGATCACGGTTATGAGAACGCTGTTCAGATGACCGATGATGAATTCCTTTTCCAGCTTCAGACTGACGTTACCAGCAGATTTTATGACTATCTGAAAACCGGTACACTTACTTCCACAGAAACAACATTCCAGATGGCTCTGGCAATGGCTAAAGGCCGTGTAGAGAACAAATTCAAACAGATGCACAGAAATGTGACTGGCGTTGTTGGATTTGTGAACATTCTGGACGTATATGAATACCTCGGAGCAGCTGAGATTTCTATTCAGAACCAGTTCGGATTCCAATACATGAAGGATTTCATGGGATTCAATACCATCTTCCTGTTATCTGACAGTGAGATCCCACGTGGACAGGTTATCGCTACTCCTGTCGAGAACATCGTACTTTACTATGTTGACCCGAACGAATCTGACTTCGCAAGAGCAGGCCTTGTATATACCGTTTCTGGCGAGACAAACCTGATCGGATTCCACACTCAGGGCAACTACCACACAGCAGTGTCCGAAGCGTTTGCAGTTATGGGACTTACTCTTTTTGCGGAATACATTGATGCAATTGCAGTAATTACCATTGATGAGACACCAACACTTGGTACTCTGACAGTAAATTCCGTGGCTGGAACAGAAAGCGGTGATACAAAAATCACTGTAAATCCGGCTAAGGAAAATGCTGGCAATGTGTATAAATACAAAGTTGCAGCAGATGCAGTAACTGTCGGATATGGACAGAACCTCAGAAACTGGAGTACTTGGGATGGAAAATCCGATATCACAGCGGCAACCGGACAGAAGATCACAGTGGTTGAGTGTGATGGAACATACAAAGCACTGAATGCCGGAAGTGAGACTGTAACAGCAAAATCATAAATGTAGGAGGTAACTGGCATGGCTTATGCAGATTATAAATTCTATACAGAATCATTCGGCAATGTCGTGCCAGAAACCGACTTTCCACGACTGGCAGAAAGAGCCAGTGATTTTGTGGACACAATGACGTTTGATAGGTTGGTGGACGGACTGCCGACAAATGAACGCTTACAGAAGCGTATCAAAAAGGCAGTCTGTTCATTGGCTGAATTAATGTATCAGATTGAGCTTGCTGAAAAGAATGCAATCAATCAGGCATCAGCAAATGTGACCGACACAAATACCGGTGGCAAGTCAACAGGCATTGTAACATCTGTATCATCTGGCAGCGAATCCATCTCTTACGCAACGCCTCAGCAGAAAGCATCGGGCGCAAAGGAATGGAGTGCAGTGTATGCCGCCGCCGGAGATATACAGAAAACGAACGACTTACTTCTTAAGACAGCTTTGCCGCTTCTGATGGGAGTAAGGACAGATGATGGCATACCGATATTGTATGCGGGATTATAAAAGGAGGCAAAGATGGAGGCATTATTTACAAATGTAACTCTGATTCTAGCAGTAATCAGTGTTCTGGCATTTTGCGTGTCTGTGATTACACAGGTAATTAAAAATGTTGGGTTCCTGTCGAAAATTCCGACAGATGCCTTGGTACTTGTACTGTCTATCGGAATTACTGTAGCCGCTTTTGTAGCATATATGCAGTATATCCATATGGCAATCTTGTGGTATATGATTTTAGCAGCTATCATGGCCGGGTTTATTGTGGCGTTTATTTCCATGTTCGGATGGGAGAAAATTACGGAATTGTGGAAGCGAACGTCCAAGGTTGACGTGGATAAGCTGAATAAGAAAGAGTGATTTTATGGGCGGACGTGGCGGAAGTAGCGGCATTGGCTCCGGCGGAAGTAGCGGTTTTGATGTAACCAGAAACGGTGAAACAACGAGGTATTATTTTTCAAGTAAAAACGGACAGCATTACTATCAGGTTGGGATTGGCGGTGCGCCACAGCCTACCCCACTGAATATGACTGCAAATGAGTTCAGAAAAAGAGTAGCGTCCAATGGTGCGACTGTAAGAAATATTTCTGGAGCCGAAAAGAAAAGAGATTTAAAGGCGTATAAGGCTGACCGCAAGGCGACAAATACGTTCTTGGATAAAGAAACAGCATCGAACAGGACGCTGTCCAGTGGTTCGAGAGCAGATGCAAAAGTCAACCGCGTAAACCGCCGCAGACGTCGAAGAAAATAGCCTATGGCAAATAAAGAGACAAGCATAGCTTACGAAAATCTAAACCGCCGTATCTTTCCTGGCATTGGTGAATATGGTATACCGCAGATACAACCTGAGACATTCGAGGGCAATTGCGAATTTGTCGGTTTTAATTATGCCAGAGGAAAATGCAATAATCCAGAAGAGAAAGCTGTTCATTTCTTTTTGGACGATTATCAGTTTGATGCACTATGGAGAAATCCAGACAGGTACGTGGATAAGCTGAGCAAATTCCGGTACATTCTAACACCAGATTTCAGCACCTACACCGACTTCCCTAAAGCTATCCAGATATACAACCATTACCGCAAGCACTGGATAGGTGCATATTTGCAAGAATATGGTTGCCGTGTTATTCCAACAATATCATGGAGTACACTTGATTCTTACGATTGGTGTTTTGATGGAGAACCAGAGGGTGGAACAGTGGCGGTATCTTCTGTTGGGTGCATGAATGGAAAGAAAAAGAAAGAACTATTTCTTTCTGGTTACAATGCCATGATTGAACGATTGCACCCAGAAAGCATTATCTTTTACGGGAAAGTTCCGGAAGAGTGCAAAGGTAATATTGTTCGAATAAAATCATTCTCTGATAGATTTTCAAAAGCAATATGTGAAGGATAGGAGGGTATCATGTATAGCAAAACTGTGACGATTTTTGATTATTACGAATCAGCCACGACAGGAGATGCGTACTGGTATCCTCATGTTTTATCCGGCGTTGATCTCATTACGGACAAGGGGGCAATTCTCAAAAAGTACGGACCAGACGCAACTGACAACGCACAGTTACACGTTCGATATACCGTCCAGGACGGCGATATAACCATTGCTGACAAGGATGGTAAGATTCTCCCCTGGATTCCTCCCAAAGAGTGGAAACAGCAGATTAACAACGCTCTGGAAGACACTATCACATTCTCAGATGAGTCGTTCTTCTGGGAGGGTGAGTGGACTGGCGGAACAGTAACTGATGGTGATTATCGGAATGGATTTTACCAGTACATGAACGAGAACAAGGATAATGTGTTTAAGATTACCAGTGTTGGCGGTCCATATACACTGATTCCACACTTTGAGATTCTGGGTAAGTAATATGAGCAAAATTCATCATTTCAAAGGATTCTCCGTGGTTAATGGAGATATGAAAATCAAGCTAAATATGGACAGATTCTCCAGACAGTATCAAGAAGCCCAGTATCTCCTTGACGGAATGGTTATGGACAGTATGGTACCGTTTATGCCGATGATTACAGGTGACTTTATCAACCGAACAAGAGTTGAAAGTACATCCTTGCAAGGAACTGGGAAAGTATGCGCAGCGGCGGCACCTTATGGACGTTTTCTGTATGAGGGAAAAGGAATGGTTGACGAAGCAACTGGAAGTCCCTACGCAAGACGTGGAGCAAAGAAGGTTCTTGTTAGTCAGTTTTCTGGCCAGACAGCTGCAAAGAAAAATCTTGAATACACCAAACAGGCTCACCCACAGGCGCAGGCAAAGTGGTTCGATGCCGCTAAACGGCAATATGGTGATACTTGGATTCGCAAAGTAAAAGCACAGGCAGGAGGTGGCAGACATGGCAGATAAACCTATCGGAAAAGATGCAACTGGATATGAGATTCTGACAGATGCCATGAAAGCACTTCTGAACCAGTATCCGGGACTATACGAAAATGAAACAATCAAGTTTGAGGAACTCGGTAAGGAATCAGGTATTGCGTTCTCAGCAGATAATGGAGCTTTAATCTATTCAGAAAAAGAAGATGTTTGCGGAACAATGCATCAGGTATGTCAGTATCCATTTTACGTGGTATACCGAACAGCATCTGACAAGGAAAGGCAGAAACTATCTGTTCAGAAGTTCCTTGACAATCTCGGTAAATGGATATGTCGAGAACCAGTTATTATAAATGGCTCTGAGACACGTTTAAATGTGTTCCCTGAGCTTTCACAGGGACGAGTGATAAAACGTATCACACGTGATAATTCCTATGGTTTAGAGCCACAGGAGAGCGGCGTACAGGATTGGTTATTGCCATTGTCAGTGCGCTATGAAAACACTTATGAAGTAATATAACAAGTAACAACCGGCTATCAATTGGAGATAGTCGCTAACCTACACGGCCTTTTAAAAGTTATAGGCAGAAAGGACATTTCTATGGCAGTTACAGGAAAAATTGACCGTAAATATATGGCACATTATATCGATGCAGGCTCTCTCTGTGGGGGACTGACACCGAAATATGAGCGTCTTGGAAAAGATCTGGAAGAGTACAATGTCGAACTCAATCCGGATACTGAAACGTCTAAAAACATTCTTGGAGAATCCACATTCAAGCATAACGGCTACGAAGTTTCTTCTGATGCTGATCCGTTTTATGCAGATACCACTTCTGATCTGTTCACAGCGTTACAGAAGATCGTAGATGGGCGTCTCAAAGACGATAATCTCAAAACAAAAGCAGTTGAGGTTCATCTCTGGACAGAAGCCACAGCAGGCAAGTATGAAGCATATCAGCAGGACTGCTACGTTGTGCCGACAAGCTACGGCGGCGATACATCCGGCTATCAGATTCCATTTACCGTTAACTATGTCGGCGAACGTGTAAAAGGAAAGTTCGACATCAGTTCCGGTACATTCACAGCTGACAGTGAATAAGCACATATACAAGGAGGGCACGCCAAATGGCAAAAATAATTAATACCAAAATTGATGATGGAATTCTCATTTTTACATTCACAAATAATGAAGACGAAGTCTTTTCTTCTTTTAAGCTGAACCCGACGGACATCAATGTAGCAGCACGTGCAGAGGAACTGACAGAATATTTTGAGCAGCTCAAAGATTCTATTCAGAAAGTCACTTCCGGTAAGGAAATGGCTGAACTCAATAAACAGATTGAAGACAAAATCAACTATCTGCTCGGATACGAAGCATCAAAAGACCTGTTCAAAGAACCGATCACAGCAACCACTGTATTCGGCAATGGCCAGGTATTCGCTTATATCGTCCTGGATAAGATCGCAGAAGCAATCGCACCGGAAATCGAAAAGAGAAAAAAGAAAATGCAGGCAGCAGTCAATAAGTACACGGAGAAGTATACAAAATGACCGCCTATGAGCTCCCCACCTCACTCAACATCAGTGGGGTGGATTTTTCTATTAGAACCGATTTTCGTGTGATTATAGATATTCTGATTGCCATGAATGACCCGGAGTTGGATGAACAGGCGAAAGCAGTTGTTATGCTACAGATTCTGTTTGAGGACTGGCAGAATATACCGGCTGAGTGCCTGGACGAAGCTTGTCAGAAAGCATCGGAGTTCATCGACTGCGGACAGTTGGACGATAACCCGAACCACCCGAAACCCCGTTTGATGGACTGGGAGCAGGATGGAGATATGATCGTTCCGGCTGTGAACAAAGTTGCCGGTAAAGAAATCAGAGCCGTTCCATACATGCACTGGTGGACGTTTTTCGGATACTTTATGGAATCCGGCGAGTGCCTGTTCAACACAGTTGTTGGAATCCGGTCAAAAAAGGTAAAAGGCGAACGTCTGGATAAATGGGAAAAGAAATTCTATCAGGAAAGCAAGAACATTATTGATATAAAAACACGTCTCAGCGAAGAAGAGCAAGCTTATAAAGATAAGCTGAATGAGATGCTGGCCTCAAATAGTTAGGAGGTGGACACATGGCTGCTGATGGCTCAGTCATTATTGATACCAGAATGGATACAACCGGTGTCCGAAATGGCGTATCAGCTATAAAACAGTCATTTAACGGCCTTGGAAGTGCTGTAAAAAAAATCGGTCTGCTGATTGGCGGGGCGTTTGCTGTCGGCAAATTAGCGCAGTTTGGGAAAGAGTGCGTGGAACTTGGCTCTGATCTGGCAGAAGTTCAGAACGTGGTCGATGTTACATTTACAACCATGTCGGATAAGGTCAACGAATTTGCAAAGAACGCTATGACCTCAGCCGGACTGTCAGAGACAATGGCAAAAAGGTATGTTGGTACGTTCGGAGCAATGTCTAAGTCGTTCGGCTTCTCTGAAGCGCAGGCTTATGATATGTCAACAGCTCTGACACAGCTGACTGGTGATGTGGCATCATTCTATAACATCAGTCAGGACTTGGCTTATATCAAGCTGAAATCAGTGTTTACAGGCGAAACAGAAACGCTCAAGGACCTCGGCGTGGTAATGACCCAGTCGGCACTTGACCAATATGCACTTGCAAACGGCTATGGCAAAACCACATCTGCCATGACCGAACAGGAGAAAGTTGCTCTCCGCCTGGCTTTTGTGCAGAAACAGTTATCGGCTGCATCTGGAGACTTTATCCGTACTTCTGACAGCTGGGCGAACCAAGTCAGGGTAATGCAGTTGCAGTTGCAGTCTCTCAAGGCAACAGTCGGACAGGGACTGATTAATATTTTCACACCTGTTCTGAAAGTAATTAACGTTCTGCTCGGTAAGCTGGCAACACTGGCAAATGCTTTCAAAAGCTTTACGGAGCTTATCACTGGTAAGAAATCATCAGGCCAGACAAGTGGAAGTGGAGCAGGTCTCACAGGCGATGCAAGTGGTGTGCAGGATACGGCAGATGCTTACGGGCAGGCAGCAGACAATGCCAGCAAGCTTGCGGATTCTACAGAAGATGTAGCTGATGCCACAAAAGATGCGGCAAAAGCGGCGAAAGGATATCTTAGTCCGCTCGATGAAATTAATCGGTATTCTACACAGGATACATCATCAACAGCAAGTAAAACTCCGTCGGCATCCGGTAGCGGGAGTGGCGGCGGCGGAACATCTCTTCCGAGTGCAGTCAGCAACGTAGATTATGGAAAAGTAGCAGAGGGTGAAACCGCTCTGGATAAAATCAGCAAATCAGCTGAAAAGCTTGCGAAGCTCTTAAAAAAACTCTGGAAACCATTTCAAGATGCTTGGAAAAAAGAGGGCAAGAATACCATTGATGCGGCACAGATTGCCCTGTCTGGAATTGCAAAGCTCGCCAAGAGTGTAGGCAAAAGCCTAGTTGAAGTCTGGACAAATGGTACAGGCACAACGATGCTTACGACCATGCTGAAGATTGCTCAGAATGTGCTTAAAACTATCGGTAACATTGCATCCGGCTTTGCTGACGCATGGAACAAGAACAATGTCGGGACACAGATTATTCAGAACATTGCAGATGCTCTTGTAGTAGTTATGCAGTTTGTTGAGAAAATTGCAGAGGATACGGCAACATGGGCGGCAAATTTGGACTTCTATCCATTGTTGGAATCCATTAGCAATTTGACGAGTGCATTTGCACCAATTCTGGAATCTATCGGGAACGTCCTTGAATGGATTTATAAAAATATTGTTCTCCCGATGTTGACATGGATTATTGAGGTAGGACTTCCGACAGTGATTAATCTAGTGTCAAAAGTAGCTACATTTCTCGCCGATCATCAGCCGATAGTTGAAGCGTTCGGTGCGGCCCTGATCGGGGCGTTCGCTGCAGCAAAGATTGCAGGATTGGCATCAAGTGTTATTAAGAGCGTGTCTGGGATAGCTATGGCCGCAAAGGGGCTTATCGCACTAATGACTGGTACGGGCGGCATCATGGGCGGAATCAAAGCTATTGCAACAGCTATCGGCCCTGCCGGAATTTTCGTAATCGCAGTCAGCGCTGCTATAGCAATCGGAGTGCTGCTGTACAAGAACTGGGACAAGATCAAAGAAGCTGCTACAAAACTAAAAGACTGGGTTATTGGAAAAACAAGGGCGCTTGTTGACGGAGTGACAAAGAAGTTGACAAATCTCAAAGAAAAAATTGGCGGGGTTTGGAAGTATGCGCGTGAAAAAACTACGACAACTTTTGGAAGTATGTGGAATACGGTGACTACAAAAGTAGGGGCCATTAGAGATGCTATAGTCAGTAAATTCGCAAACGCAAGAGACACGGTGGTTGACACGTTCACGAAAATTAGAGACACGGTAGCAAGCGTGTTTAATGGCGTTATTGGAATCGTAAATGGAGCAATCGGAACTATTAATAGTGCTATCGGCACAGTCGAATCAGCGTTCTCTTTTGGACCATGGAAAGTCCCGACCCCGACTGGTTCAAAGACTATCGGATTCAAAGCTACTTTTCCGCGTGTTCCAACAGTTCCGTATTTAGCCAAAGGTGCAGTTATTCCACCAAGAAGCGAGTTCCTTGCGGTCTTAGGCGACCAGAAACAGGGTAACAACATCGAGACACCGGAAGCTCTGCTCAGAAAGATCGTTCGGGAAGAAACAGCAGGGCGACAGGCAGGCGGTGGAAGCTACCGGTTTACAGCGCAGATCAATCGCAGGACACTGTTTGATGAGATGATGAAAGAAGCGCAGATGAGACGAGATACAAGCGGCAGAAACCCGTTTGAGATGGCATAGAAAGGAGGGCGTCATGGAAAAGTATAAAATCAATGGAACAGTGATTTGGCAGCCAGATAAAGACCTTGCGCTCTCCTTTGCCACGACTTACACGGAATCCAGTCAGAGGACGCAGTACGGCGTAGGCTACTTCACGCCAATGTTCACTGTAGAACAGTATACATATAAGGGTAGCGACCTCCCAATGGAGGAAGCAACTAAGATTTTGCAAATGATAGCAAAAGGACATAAATTTACGCTACATTATTTTTCGCCGTATTACGGAGTTTGGAGAGACGCTCCGTTCTACGTAGGTCAGACACAAAACATAGCTATCGGGGAACTGTCGGACGATAGAAAGATTATGTCAACATTAGAGTTTAACATGACGGGGGTGAATCCACTGTGATTAACGTAAGTAACGCATTTAGAGAAAAGCTTGAAGCTGGTGAGCCAGTCAGAATGGTAGTGGATATCACCTTTCCTGACGGAACAAAAAAGACCATCAACAAAGATATCATGAACGGCGACAACGGGTTTTCTGACTGTGCAGAGAGCAGTAGCTTTCCGGTCGGCGCTACTATCTGTAAAACGCTGACGCTGAGCATTAATAACGATCAGGAGCAGTGGAAGAACTACAACTTTTACGGAGCTAAGATTCATGCTTATCTGAAGCTTCAGACGTCGTATGCAGCACCGGAATCTGTAAGCACGCTGCTGGACGAAAGTTATAACCCGATTCTGGACAGTACCGGCGATCCTATCATCGCAACGCAGGCAGCTACAAAAGACATCATCGAAACTATAGACAAGGGAGTCTATACAGTCACTACGCCGGAGCAGTATTCGGATATCATCAATGTTACGGCGTTGGATGATATGTATAAGGCAAATAAGACATATACCAGCGGATTGAAACTACCGCAGTCGCTCATTAACCTTGTCAGAGATGCTTGTAAGACTGTCGGCATAGGCATGAATCTAACCATGGACCATGGCGATATTATAATAATAAGAAGCGTTCCTGACAGTATGACGTTTCGCCAGCTGTTTGGATATGCGGCCATGGTTGAGTCTGCGAATGCCCGGATTGATTATTCCGGGAATCTACAGTTTGTAAAATGGGACTTTGGGAAAATGGAATCTGACAATGCTGCGACCGTGGACGCAGATGGGTTTATTCATTTCGGTGATGCTAGCCCGTCTATTGATACCGACGGTTTTGTTTCTCTGCCAGGATGGACTATTAACGCAGAGGGGTTCCTGGCTCTCACATCCGGCCCGGGTAGTGACGTTCAGAGACTGATGGCTTATGCGAACCCGCCTGCGCTTTCCAGTGATGATATAGTCATAACCGGAATTAAGGTAACGAACGGGCAGTCAAACGACGATACTGAGACTGATTATTCCGGCATGTACGGAGAGGAAGGGTACGTCCTTGAACTTGAGAACGAGTTGATTGACACCGATCAGCTTCAGACGGTGGCGAATATTATCGGCGAACAGATTGTAGGGGCACGATTCCGGAATCTTGAGGGCGATCTGGTATACGACCCGCTCGTCGAGTTTGGCGACATGATGTATACTTACGACCGGTTAGGGAACAAATACCTTACTCCTCTGACAGATGTATCAGGTAACGTGGGCGGCCTGACTACAGTTAAGACACAGGCCGATGATCCGATCAGAGGCAGTAGTGACTTTTACGGGAATAGCACGAAAGCTATAGTTGCAGCGCGCCGGATGGTACAAAAAGAAACGTCCGCAAGAGAAGAGGCTATACGGAGATTAGCTGAAACACTCAGCTCTTCGAGCGGTCTGTATATGACACAGGAGCCACAACAGGATGGTAGTATCATATACTATATGCACAACAAGCCGACCATAGCAGAATCTAATATAATTTGGAAGCTGACAGCGGAGGCGTTTGCCGTGTCGATTGATGGTGGAAAAACGTATCCTTACGGTTTTGCGGTGACTGGCGAATTAATAACCAGGCTACTCTATGCAGAGGGCATCAACGCCGACTATATTAACGCAGGAACGCTCATCGTAAGAGACAAAAGTGGAAATGCGATATTTGAAGCGGATATGGATACCGGATCAGTTACCCTTGACGGAAGTTATGTGACGATCGGCGGTAAACCACTTGATGAAAAGATTGAAGATGTTGAGAACATGGCAGCTCTGGCCAGAAACATGACCATGCAGCTTGATAACGACTATCAAGGCATCCCAGTTGACAGCGACGGAAACTATACAGAGTTCCCTGAGTGCACCACAACGGCGACCGTCATGTACGGCACACAGGATATTACAGACAACTGTACGTACACGATTACGACATCACAGAACATACAGGGAAGCTGGAATAAGGAAACTAAGACGTACACCGTTACCGGGCTGACCGCAGACAGCGGATGGGTGAACATCAAAGCCGCATATCTGAATAACCTTGTCGTATCGAAACAGTTCTCACTTGCGAAACAGTACGCCGGGCCGCAGGGAATCCCGGGCGTTGGAACAGATGGAAAGACAACGTATCTGCATATCCAGTACGCACCGGTACAGAACCCGACAGCGGCGCAGATGAGCAAGACACCAAACAAGTATATCGGAACTTATACGGACTTTTCTGGCGTTGACAGTACCGACCCGAGCAAGTACACGTGGGCGAAATTCGAGGGCGACCAGGGCGTGCCGGGAACACCGGGAGTAAATGGAAAAACGCCGTACTTCCATATCGCATATGCCAACAGTGCGGATGGTAGAACAGGTTTCTCTGTGGATGATAGCGTCAATAAGCTGTATATCGGGCAGTATACCGATTACACGCCGGATGATAGTACAGACCCGACGAAATACAGCTGGACAAAGATTAAGGGTGAACCGGGGACTGCCGGAAGGACTTACTTCTTCCGGAGCAATGCGGATGTACTTTTAATGGGGGCAGACAAGAAGATAACGCCGGCACCGCTCATTGTAGATTCATTCTACAGGGACGGAAACGGCGAAGTTGCGCAGTCACAAAAAGGATGGTGGAAACTAGAAAAATCCACTGACAACGGCGCTACATGGTCGGCACTCACGGTATCGCAGACTGCAGCGCTTGACCGGTTGAACATCAATGTCAACGGCCTGTCGCTCAAAGCCCATGACATGCTCAAAGTTTCACTGTATTTTGACCAGTCGAAAACGAAGCTTGCGGACTATCAGACATATTCCGTTGCGGTTGATGTGGCGTCACTGACACAGGAACAGATAGTCGATATCTTGTCAGACGATGGGAAGTTCAAAGGGCTGTACTACGAAAAAGATGAAAGCGGGAACCAGACGCTGTTTATCTCATTCAATGCCATGAAAGGTGGCGTCATCAGTCTTGGCGGCACGAATAATGGAAATGGTCAGTTGAAGATTTACGATGCTGACGGAAAACAGATATCGAGATTAGGATATACCGGATATGTCGTACTTAACAAGAACACTGGAAACCCGATGGTATCTCTTAACACTGCCGGATTGCGATTGTATACGGACTACACAGACGCAGACAACTACAATGCACTGATGCTTGGAAAATACGGACTGTACGCACAGAAAGTTCAAAATAAAGTGCTTGAACTTTGGATGGAAGGCGATACAAGTAAAAAATGGGAAGGTTACATTGTTCGATATCTGAACAATAAAGTCCGAATAAATACAAACTCGCTTTTTACGGACGGATGCGAACTTGGAGCAGATTTTTCGACAGATGGAAGTGCAACTATTGGTAAAAGCTTGAGCGTAGGCGGAAACGCAACTGTCAATGGAACCCTTATGTTTTACGACTTGGAAAATCAAGCAAAAACATCCGGCAAAGTCAAAAGACAACCGGTAGCGTCCGTAAGCACAGATGATTTGCAAGTGGCCTATCTTTTTTCGGGAACAGGCAGTAAGCACGGAGATGCGGCAACATACAGACGTTTAGGAATCCGTGCTAAATGGGGTGGATCTGGCTTTAGCACAGACTATTTATATACAACCTCACAAGTTTCCGACATCCGCTTAAAAGAAAACGTCAAAAACAGCGAAACAGACGCTCTCGAAACGATCAATCAGATGAAAGTCCGTCAGTTTGACTGGAAAGAGCGGATGGGCGGATGGCATCAGAACATTGGTTTCGTGGCGGACGAACTGGAAGAAATCGACCCGAACTTGGCACTGGGCGGCGGATATGACGAAAACGGCGAGATGGATATTAAACAGATTAACAGTCCGTATCTTCTCAACTACGCCATTAAAGCCATACAGGAACTTAGCGCAAAGGTTGAAGCGCAGGAGAAACGCATCAAGGAACTAGAAAGGAGATTACAAGATGGGAAAATTTAATGAGTATTCACAGAAAGCAACACCAGAGGATGCGGATTCTTTAATGATTTACGACGCAGCAACGAAGGCAAACAAGCTTTTATCGTTCAGCGGAATCTGGAACTGGATAGTCGGGAAACTGACCAATGCGGTTATCAGTAACTTGCAGACTAATAATAAGTCTGTAGTGGGTGCACTTAATGAATTAAATAGTAAGGCTGTTTCAACGTATGATATGGGAAGCTACTATAACGATTATACGTTTGCAAAGTTTTTACAAGAAAAACAAGGTACTGGCATTACAATTCTAAGTGGATATACTGGATACCTGTTTTCAGATTTGCCAACAGATTTATCAGATGCTGTCAACGTCATTACATACAAGGGAAATAATCAGAAATCAGGAATATATTCACAAGGCTTTATTTCTGATAGCTTAGGTCATCGATATACGTTTGTGGCAGATGCTAGTTTTTCAAACGTTACATTTAACAAATTCTAAATGCGGTTATGAAATAGTAAGCGGTTCAAGGCCGATAGTTATATTATACATAGTGATGGCTCTACCAAAACAGTAAGCGTAAAGTGGAATAGTGTAAACAATCATATGACTTCGTTTCTACTAATTGATAACAACTGCATTACTTCTTTATACATAACAGGAAAGCAGACGGGAGCGACAGAACTATCAAAAAAATCTGAATACGCAGCACCACCCGTACTTGATACTTCTTCGGCAACATTGAAAGTGACACTTATTCCCTGGAGCACAGCACTTTTAATCTGCTTTGATCCTGTGACTATAAGTTAAATAGTAAGACGCCATCAAAATACGTAAATTCTTTGGAAAACTACATGAAAAACGCTCCTATAGGCGTGAATTTTTGTGATTGTCAAGGAGCAGACGATAATCCCGACAAAGGTACTATGTCAATATGTATGACATTTGTTAATGATGATCACAGTTGGGGAGTACAGTATCTTTTTGTATATGAGCGCATTCGTTACCGTATAATGAGTAATGGTGCTGTGGACGAATGGAGGCGAATAATATAGAAATTTTCCTCTTCCCATTTAATTCATTAAAAAAGGGGTGATGCAAAATGTCATTAGAACGAGATGATATGTTTTTTAGACAGTTTTCGGACTGGTACATCGGCAGAACCGTGTACAGAATAATCGAAGGGAAGCTTCAAGAACTGGTCATAGAAAAAGTTACCGTAACAAATCGGAGCGTGTACATCAACGATAACATTGACATAAACGAAGAAACTGTTTATGCGGATAAAGAAGAGGCGGAAGAATCGTATAGACTTTACAAACACCTTGAGTAAACTCAAGTAAGATTGAGTAAAAATTTCATAAAAAGCTACCAATGGAGTGTGCTAAGTGTTATAATACGAGCAAAACATTATGACAAAAAAGGAGCCGAACTCCCGACTACCAATCAAAAAGTTCGACTCCAACAGCACCACAAAGGGTACAGGTATATTATATCACAGTGCCTTCCCTTTGTGTACCCAAAAGGAGGGCTTTTTTCATGGAAAATTTCGCAACCGAATTTATGACCAAACTGGACGGAAAGTTGACACCAGAGCAGATGAAAAACGTGCTGATGGAACTGGAAATGTTTTCGGCAAACTTCGATATTGAGAAGAAAATCACGGAAATCGTGCCGTATCAAGACTGCATACCGGAGTGCTACAAGGTGTATCTGGTATCGAAAAAGATTGAGGGTATGTCCCCACAGTCATTGAGGACGTACAAGTGCAACCTTGACGACTTCTTCCAAACGGTCAACAAACCGCTGAACCAGATAACCACAAACGATATCCGTGTGTACCTGTTCGGGCTGTCGGCAAAAGGCAACACCAACCGGACGATTGACGGGAAACGCCTTATCATTCACACGTTTCTGGACTGGTGTGTCAAGGAAGAGTATCTGACCAAAAACGCATGTAGCCGCATAAATCCGATTAAGTTTGAAGCCAAACCACGTGAGCCGTTGTCCGATATTGAACTGGAATTAGTTCGGGATGCTTGCAAGGATTATCGAGAGAAAGCCCTTGTGGAACTGTTCTACAGCACCGGATGCCGTGTTTCGGAAATGGTGATTCTGAAGAAAGCCGACATTGACTTTCGGACCAAGGAAGTCCACCTGTTCGGAAAAGGCAGTAAACACCGGATATCGTATATCAACGCCAGAGCCGAAGTTGCTCTGAAGAAATACTGGCTCAGTCGGAAAGGTGATTCCGACAGCGTGATATCCACCGTCCGTCAGCCATATCGGGGCATTACGAAGACGCAAATTGAGCAGATAGTCCGACAAATTGGCGAACGTTCCGGCATCGGCAGACACTTATACCCGCATTTGATAAGGCACACAACAGCGAGCATGGCGCTCGAACGGGGAATGAACGTCACCGACTTACAGAAAATGCTCGGACACGAAAAGCTTGACACCACAATGATTTACGCAAAAGTAGCGCAGGAATCTGTACGCTACAGCCACCACAAATATGTTTCATGAAATCATGAAAGGAGTTGATAAATTGGAAATTAAAGGTATTGACGTATCATCCAATCAAGGAAAACCGGACTGGGCGAAAGTAGCTAAATCCGGCATCAAATTCGCAATCTTGAGAGTACACCAGAGGGCTGGCGTTGACAGCTCATTCGAGTACAACTACAAGGGATGCAAGAGCAACGGAATCCTTGTCGGCGGTTACAAGTATTCATACGCTCTGACACCGGCACAGGCTATTGACGAAGCGGAGGATGTGATTGCCGCACTTAACGGACGAGGACTGGACTTCCCAGTGTTCTACGACCTTGAGTGGTCTAATCAGCTAAAACTCGGTAAACAGGCAGTCGAAAACATTGCAGTCGCATTTTTGACCAGAATGAAGAAAGCTGGTTATAAGGTCGGCATCTACTGCAACACGGACTGGTACAACGGCGTTCTGACTGACGCACTCAGAAAGTATGAGTGCTGGATTGCTCATTACCCAGACCCCGACAATGGGACAATGCAAACAAGAGTAAAACCAAAAGCAGGAATTGGCTGGCAGTATTCCAGCAAAGGAAAAGTATCCGGAATCAGCGGAAATGTTGATATGGATGTGTTCTACAAGGACTATAGAGGAACGGCACAGAAAGGAGAAACAACAATGGTAAAAATCAGTAACTGCGGACATGACGAAAACGGAAGATATGCAGGTGGGAAAGCAGGAGATCAGACTGGGACAGAATATCGGATCATGAACTGGTACAGTAGGCCGTGGCTCTGTGTCCTGAGATTCAATGACGCCAAAATCGCAGCCATGATCGCAGATATGGCGACAAAAGCAGCCCAGAACAATCTCATCGGGTACGATCAGGGCACAGCCGGAAACAGCAATGACCGGTATTCATTCTGGCAGCATCTGAAGGCGAGCAACTACGATCCGGCGCAGATCACGGTAGCTTGTGAATCCGATTGCAGTGCGAGCACAGCAGCTATCGTCAAGGGGGCTGGGTATCGCTTAAATAACGCAAAACTCAAGGCAGTCAGTATCTATCTGACGACACGGAACATGAGAGCCGCAATGAAGGCTGCTGGTGCGAAAGTACTGACGGATAGTAAGTATCTGACATCTGGTGACTATTTAAAGGCAGGAGATATCCTCCTGAACGATAATCACCACGTGGCTATTGCTGTTACCACCGGTGCAAAAGTAAGTACACCTTCAACTACGCTTACCGGTACCTTCCAGACAAGACTTCCGATTCTGAGAAAGGGCAGTTCCGGTACAGCTGTGGCAATGCTTCAGGCGATGCTGGGAGTGGAAGTTGACGGACAGTTCGGGAATGACACATATGATTCCCTCAAAGTTTTCCAGAAAAATGTTGGTGTAAAGGCAAATGGAACTTGCGGCATTGATACCTGGAAGAGAGTGATTGAGCACATGAAAGCCAACACGAAATGATGTTCTGATTGATTTTCCCTTCAGAACAAGTTATACTGTTAGCAGTCGCACAGGGATTGAACTTATGACGTATAGCACCCTGTGTGGCTAGCACAAGTTGATAGTGCAGACTGATTCCGACGTGCATGAACGGAAGAGCTGTATGTCCCAATTCGGGGGCTGTCAGCAGCGGCACGAGCGGACAGTCAAAAAAAAGAGTTGGGCATAAAAACCCGACTCTCTTTTTTTACGTCAAATTACGATGTTATGAACAGATATAGATTTACACGGTTAGTCACAAATTAGTCACAAATAAAGTCTCAAAACCCGCATAAACAAAGGATTCTTGAAGATTTTCATTAAAATTAGA